CTATAGGGGTGGGTGGGGTATCTTGGGGTGAGACTACCTCTACTCTAGTAGGGGGATCATCTTTGAAGTTATAAGTCCCCGGTACTCTAAGCACCCTGGCTGTTTCAAACACAGCACCATCTACATAAAGGTCATGGGTAACACAAAGTTCGCGCAACCTGTCAGCTACAGGCTGCCATTGTTCAGACGATACCTCTTGAGTTAAAGCCCAGTAAACATGGAGGCCGCGCCCTGAGTTAACAATAATGGGCTTAGGCAAGCCCACAGCAACGCAAAAATTGTAAAGAGCTTCACCTCCGGCCTCTTGATCTATGTACCCAAAAGGCTTCCCTGTAGTTTCATTGATGGCAGTTTTTGCATCCCCACAATCAATGTCCAGCCAAAAAGCTTTTAAACCATGTACATTAAGTTGAGTGCGGTTGTCTCCCGTAATGTATTTAGCTAATCCAAAAAAGACATTACGCTTTTCTTTAACAAACTCTAATGCAATGTTGTCTAATTCTTCTCTAGTAGCTACAAGCCTCTGCTTAACATTCTTCTTGTTTTTAATGCCTAATATTGCAAACCAGCCTTTTTCTGGTTGCACAGTAGTTAGTAGATCAAAGTCATCCATCTTGTTATTGATAGGGAGGGAGACCCCCCAAGAACCCTCGGTAAATAAAGCATCATTGGTTTTTAAGGATTAAGAGAGTGCAATAACTCTTTTATCTGCTGCTCATACTGAGCTTGGGGAATACTTGTGCCAGAAAACCAATTATAAATAGTTTGTCTGGATACTCCCAAAGTATGAGACAAGTGCACGACAGGAACGTTCCGTTTAATACAGAGTCGTCCCAATCGCACACCCAAAAGCTTGCGGTCTGCATCCTTATTAGTTTGAACTAACCTAGTGGTATAGCCGTAACTCATTATTTGCCTTTATCGTCAGCCCACTTATCAATAACACTAGCAAGTTTAGCCTTACTCGGAGGGGCCTCAGCTGCTTGCTTTGAAGGTCTCTTAACGGGTTCTTCAAATGGATCGTTTTTAGGGGTCTCCTTAACAGGTGCTGCAGCAGAGGGTACTGGTTCTGCCGCTGCAAAAATGTCCGTAATGTTTGTTTCAGCAGCCGTATTTTCTGCACTCGCATCGTATGAAAAACCCTCTTCTTCTCCAAAAGGTGAAGGCGGTGCATAGGGGATGTAGTCAAGCACTTGAACCGCTAACAACCGTAAAGATACTCCACTGCCGTTTATGGCATAAGGAACAATTTTAACCGCAATGTTGACGGTGCTCCCTGTAGTAAGTCGAAAGTCTGCGGGGAGTTTGTTTCGTTTGCTGTCAAACTCGGCAGGTTTTGTAGTCAGTTCCCCATCGTAGTTCCCACGCAAAGTTGTCTTGCCAATAAAATTACCTGTTTCTTCGCCGTCTTCATCTACTTCTTTTTTAAAAGGAAGTGGTAAAGTTTCATGCCAGGTGTTATCTCGTTTGGGAGATTCGAGATAAGCTTTTGCCATAGGCGCATATAACTCTTTCGCCGCGCTTTCGTCTAGTAAAAAACTTAGCTCATACTTAGCACCATCATCCAGGGCATCACAAGGAACACTTTGTCCCTTTTTCCCTGCGCTGCTATCAAATTTATAAGTCTGATTAATGCGAGGGTATAAAGCTTTAACCCTTGTAATCATGTAACGGTCATCGTTGGTAGTGCTGTCTGGCATAATAGCCTCCGGTTTAATTAATTAATTCATTAGGTGGGTGTTGAAGCTTTTGTACTTCTTCTATTTCATCTTCGGTTAAAGATCGGACGGGTTTAAAAACTACTGCTCCGCGCCCGTGCGAGGAAAAGAAAGCATGGGTTAAAACCGAGTCAAGCTTTTCATCATTTTCCTCTAAATGCTTTGTGTAATTGCGTAAATTAAAACCCCCTCCTTGGTTTTGGGTAAACAAAGAACTCCCATTAACTTTAAAAAGAAACGGTGCCTCAAAGGGGGGAACTGCAACAGTAAGTCGTTGGGAAAATTTGCAGGCTTTTGTGTTGTGGCTCCCTGAACCTTGTACATTCTTAGGACAATCAATACATCGGGTGGACTGGGGTTTATAAGATGTGGGTTCTGGCCGAGTGGTATCCGCCGACCAACACAGGGGGGAGTATGTCTTGCTCTCCTTAGCTACTCGATGGCCTCTGCCCCAATAAGTTCGCTCCATCGGTTTTACTTCTACAATAACTAAGTCAAGAGAATTTACCTGTTCCCCGTCTATGTAAAAAGTAGGTGGTCCCTCAGGAAATTTAGCGAGAATTTTATTCATTTCTTGGTAGGCTTCCTTACCTGTACTCTGTACTTACTGCGGGACTGCATTCCCTCTATTACAGTATCCGGATTGTCATCCAAGAAGGCTGTCATGTTGCTGTTGTTAATACTTTTTTTCAACAGAAAGGGAGCGTTGTGTTCGGCAATAACCCCGTAAACTGCATCCCAATCGCTCACCCAAAAAGAGCGAGTAACAAGGCGGCTAAGTGTGCCAAAGGGTGTCCGAATAGAATCAATATTTTCTTCGTGGCAAAATTCTAAAAGCTCATCGTGAATTGTTTCTAATTCTTCACGCAAACCTTCAAGTTCGTCTTTATGTTTTTGTTCTAAGTCTTGAATATGTGTTCGCAAGTTTACGTAAGCGTTAACTGCCGTAGCCTTGTTTTTTGGTAGTTCTTTCATTGCACTCTCTCAATAAAGAAAAAGGAATAGGGATGGTAGTCCCTGCTTTTTACAATGTCAAGAACTTATTTCTTGCCGATAGAGGTCAATGATTTTGGAGTGATTTAGGATGTTGTTTTGGAGCATAGAGTAAAGCTTATTTTCTACTTCACTCCCTTGAATATGTACCACAGTCATCGGATTATATTGGCCTGGTCGATTAATACGAGCGTTGGCTTGGAGGTAGGTTTCCACGCTAGTCACCGGAGCGTACCAAACTACGGTATTGGCAGCGGTTAGTGTGAGGCCATGCGCGGCAGCTTGAGGTTGGATAAGCAAGACTTGAGGTTCTGGTTCTTCTTGGAACTTTTTAACAATGTCACTGCGTTTGTGTGGGGAAACTTTTCCATTAATAATGGCACAACTAATGTTGTTTTTTGTAAGGAAATCATCAAGTAACTCAATGGTGTGGGTAAAAGGAATAAAGATTAAAACTTTGTGTGAGGCTTCTTCAATTACTTCTAGCACAACATTAAGCCGATTGTGCACATCAAATTCAATAACTTCTCGGGTGTCCGTATAAACGGCTCCTCCTGAAATCTGAAGAAGTTTGTTTAAACTGGTGGCCGCATTCACTGCTGTTACTGATTCACCTGCAGCGGTTAGCATCATTTGTTTTTTCAATGTCTTGTAGTACTTACGTTGTTGGGGTGTGAGAGGGGCCTCACGATTAACCGTCGTGACCGGAGGTAAATCTAAACATTGGTCTCGTTCAAAACGGATAGCGGGTTGTAAAACTTTATGCACCGTCTTGATTGCATTGGGTTTAGGCACCCACCGAAACTTCGACACTTTAAGCATTACTTGATCACGAAATTGCCCAAAGTATTTAGGTGTATTGTCAGGGTTAATTAGTTTAGCCATGCCATAAGCATCTACAGGAGATTGGGCTGCTGGAGTACCCGTAAGCATCCACACCCAGGAAATATTTTCTGTTACTTTTTTAAGGGTCCTCCACCGATTAGTTTGTGCATTTTTGTAAGCACTTGCTTCATCAACAACCACCATGTCAAAGCCGCCATTTATAATTACATCTTGAACGACTCGCACTCCGTCATAGTTAATTATTACAAACTCTGCCCCTGCGTTAATAATTTTAGTGCGTGCTTTAGCATCTCCATAGGCAACGGAACAAGTGCGGTGCATTGCAAACTTAAATAAATCTTGTTGCCATGCCGACTTCATAATAGACAAAGGGCATAAAATAAGAACACGTTTAATGTCTCCGCGTTTCATTAAGTAGTCCGCTGCCCATATGACACTAGCTGTTTTACCTGTGCCCTGTTCGTTAAAACAAAAAGCTTTGGGGTGGAGGGTAAAGAAAGCAGATGTTTCTTTTTGATGATCAAAAGGTGTGAACTTGCCTGTCCAAGTATAATCTCTGTCAATTGTAGAAGGAATGTCAGCGATGCGTAGTTTGGCAAGTGTTTGCGCTTCTTTAAGTCCCCAACTAACTGCTACATCATACAGCCCCTCGCTTTCGTCAACGACAGCGCTTTTCTTAATACGGTCCGTAATAAGATGGGGACGGCGCGTTTTAATAACTAACGCTTTGTTATCAACTATTTCCATTAACGTTATTTACCAGCTACAAGTAATGAACCTAGCTTATCTGATTCTTCTTTTAAATCTATCTGCAATCTAGCTACCTTGACCTCAGAGTAAAACGACTCATTTACTTGCCCTGCAAGTTTAGTAACTTCGCGGGCTTTAGCTATGTCCATCGTGCCATTGGCTACTGAGTTAATAGAGTTGCAAAGAAACTTTCTTAGATCGCCTGTTGTATTAATTGCTGCCATTTGTTTTTCTCCTCACTTGGGTTAGTTAATGTCGTAAGTTTTCTAACGTGCCTGTAAATTGCTTTCATTACTTGTAGTTTTTCTTTTTCCACACAGTAATATCTAGTGCCAAACACCCACACCGCG